TTCCACATAGCGGATTTTTGAAAAAAGGCCTAAAAGGCCGTGTAAGTTTTAAGAATAACAATATAAAATTGATTGTCGGAGTGAAAAATATGGATAAAGAGCGCATAAGTTTTCACAATGGCAGAAAGCATTTAATTAAGGCTCCGACCTATGCCGGAGTATGGCTAAACTTTGGAACTCAATCACATAGCATCGCAAATAAATCAAGTATGCGGCAGATTTTGAAGAATCGGCAGAAAGTTTCTAGTGACAGTTATGTTAATGGAATCCCAGGTAACGATTGGGTTATGTCGAGTTTTAACCGGGTTAAAAATCAGCTATTCAAAGCAATAGCAGAGGACCTCGAAACAAATTATAATGAAACAGTGAAAAGTAAATATTGACGTTAATATCTATAGGAGATAAAAAATGGCTGTTACACCAATTTTTTCATACACACCGCAGAACGCTACTCTAATCGCCGGAATGCTTGTTGGCTATTCCACCGCAACAGCAGATCCGGACTCAAACTCCGGTACATGGTCACCGTGGAACGGTATCACAGAGATTGGCGATATTGGCAATTCCGGTGCATTTGTAGAGCAGACCACACTTGCAGATACGACTAAACGCTACATGGCCGGAATGAAAGATACTGCTGAAATGGAAGTAACCTACTACAAGTATGCCGGAGATACAAACCAGGCCGCTTTAAAGACTGCTGCCGAAGCCGGATCTAATATCTGGGTGAAAGTACAGTGGAAAAATGGAGACACGGCTAAATTCCAGGCCGCAATCAGTGGTTATGCCCTTGTAGGTGGTTCTAATGAGGATGGCGTGAAAGCTAAAATCTCAATGCGTATCAATGGGGATGTGGCTTTCACTGACGCATCATAAAAACACACGGAGAAAATAAAAAATGTATGCTGAGTTGATCAATAATTACAGAGCCACAAATAAATTAAAAATTGTGGAAGTTAATGCAAAAGATTTTTCTGAAATTGATACAAAAATTTTTTTGAGGGAGTTGAATGCCGGAGAAAAAATGCATTTATATTTCATTTTTGAGAATGATTTAAAAAATGCGTCAGAGGATGAAAAATTATTATTTGCATTAAATATGGCACTGTGTGACAGTGAGGGAAATAGGACAGAAAAAGACGAAAATTACAGTCTATTGTGTGATTTACCTAACGATTTACTGCAAAAGCTGTTAGAAGAAAACACCAAACTGTTGACTATGTCTGAATCTGAAAAAAAAATTTCCGCTGCCGATACGGTAGGCTAATTGCAAGAGTAGCAAGGGAAATCGGGGTTCCTATAACTGTGCTGTTGGAATTTCCGGCCAAAGAAATAGATATTTGGTTGGAAATTCTACAAGCAGAAAACGAGGAAGAAAAAAATAATTCAGAAAAAAACACGACTGCCGATGATGTGAGAAATTTTTTTAGGGGAAAAATAAAAAATGGCAAAAACGGTTAATTACGCTGGCACAGTTCTCGGTTTAAATACTGAAAAATATACCAAATCATTAAATACCTTAAAAACTCAATCTGCAAGTTGTGCTAATTCCATAAAAAATTCTTTTAAAGGTATGGCCGCCGGATTGGCGGGGGCCTTTTCTGCCGTTGCATCATTCAATAAAATTGTAAATTCGTTAAAAGACTATGAAAGCAAAGTGTCTAGTTTATCAGCGATTACAGGCAATATTGAAGATGCAAAAATCTTATTCAATGACCTAAATAATTTAAGTCGAAAAATTCCACAACAGTTCGATGATATAACTGCGGCGGCTGTTAATCTGAATAAGAGCGGTATTGTTCCGACAGAAGAAAACATCAAAGCGTTGTCAGCGATTGCCGTAGGAACTAATAACACTCTAGCTAGCGTGTCGCAAGTTGTTACAAGTGCCGCACTCGGTCAAGTGAAAGCCTTAAAACAGCTTGGTATTGTGGCAAAGGCTACCGGTGATCAAATTGAAGTATCGTACAAAGGTCAGAAGACTGTTATAGATAATACTTCTGAATCCATAATGAAGTATATCAATGATATTTCAAAAAATAATTTTGCTGAAACGCTAAACTTCCAAATGCGAGGTATGACCGGAGCGACTAAGAATTTGTCAGACGCATGGTCAGATATGTGGACCGCCATCGCAACCGGAGATGTAGGTAGGGAAATTGCAGACAGTATCTATACAGCATCGAGAGCATTAGACAGCTTTACAGCATGGCTGAAATCTGCGGAAGTTCAACAGGCACTAGGTGGAATTGTGCGAGCCTTTAAAGGTGCATTTTCCACAATAGCCAATGGTCTATCAAATTTATGGCAACCGTTTTCTGATTTTTTCTCAAATTTATCTGATGCCGGAGAAAAAACTTGCAAGGCTGAAATAGGATATTTTGAAGGGTGGTTTGACTTTGTTCGCTTGGGTTTAGGCGATATAACAGCACAGTTAGATACTTGGTACAAACAGCTACAAGCATACGCTGAAAGGGCCGGATCTATCATAGCGCAAACTGTTCACGGCACTACATACGAGGTTATGAATCGTGCCGATTTATCCGTGAAAATGCTCGCTAAAATTAAGGAATTGGGGCTAGAGAATACAGCGTTGGTAAAGAAAAGCGGAAAGGTTGACCTTTCTGCTATTCTGCAATTACCAAAGGGCCATCCACTTTTAGACTATTACATGACTGAAAGAAAGCGTGTAACAGATGCAAACAAGCAGATGAAAGATGCTGAACTTGCATCAGAAGATGCTTTTCAGAAACAGTTAGCAGATATTGAAAAAAAGAATAATGATGAGCGTAAAAAAGCATACGATGATTTGATTCAGACTAGAATAAATTTACAAAATTCTTTAAAAACAAAATCATTAAACTACAATGACATATTCAAAATGTCGGGAGCCGGAACTTCTGGAAGTACCGCCGCAAGTTCTGCCGCAAGAAAATTAGCTGAAGAAACTGACAAGGCAAGAAAAGCCTATGAGAATTTGAACGCTGAAATTCAGCGGATGAAGTTCAATGCGTTAGACGCAATAGAGCAAGAAAAAATTACATACGCTAATAGAATGACTGTACTCAAGACAGCATTGGAGCAGAACGCTATAACGCAAGAGCAGTACAGAGCCACAGAGCAAGAACTCACACAACTGCACCTCGATAAACTGTCAGAGTTATACAGTGAACACTATGAGCGTGAAGCAGAAAAAAGAAAAGAACAGATTGATAGACTTCGAGAAACTGAGAGAGATTGGAGCGAGTCTACTCCACTCGATGCTTTCACCGATAAACTGCAAAAATACGGTTTGACTTGGGATAATGTTTTAACCGGAAATTTTGAAAAGTCAAAATTGACCGCTACTCAAATAACCGGAGTATATGCGCAAGCAAGCAGTGCGATAGGTGGTTATATTGGCAATATTGCTCAAGGATTTGAAAAAAATTCCGGTATGTATAAAACACTTTTCGCACTGCAGAAAAGTTTTGCCGTGGCTAGTTCCATACTGTCAATATATCAAGGTGCTGCAAATGCGATGGCGGCTCCATATCCACAGAATTTAATTGCATGGGCTGGAGTTCTGGCACAAGGTTTAGCGTTAGTCGGGCAGATTAAATCAATCAATTATTCCGGTGCATACGACAAAGGCGGATATATCCCTAGCGGTGCGGTTGGTCTTGTCGGTGAAATTGGACCGGAACTTATAAAGGGTCCGGCAACAGTTACCGGAAGAAAAGATACTGCGGATATGTTACGACAGAACAGCATAACAGTGAATTTGATAGAAGATAGAGAAAAAGCCGGAACGGTGCAACAGTCTGAACGTGATGATCAACAGATGATTGATATATTTGTGGCAAATATTAGGTCCGGCGGTGATACTGCTAGTGTACTAGAATCTACATACGGTTTAAAAAGAGTGGGGTATTAAATGAGCATATTAAGTTATCCAAATACATTACCGCAACCACTGCAAGAGTCTTACAGCGCAGATTATAAGCCGGCATTGATTAGAACTACATTCACCGATGGCAGTGCTAGACAAAGAACTATGCCATATAACGCTAGTGACTTTTCTGTTTCATGCGTGTTAATGCTTACAGGTGCACAGTGGGTAGACTTCTGGAACTTCTACAAAAGCCTGAATTATGGCTCGGATTGGTTCACTATGAATCTGCCACTAGATAATTCTGATACTGTGAATACTCGAACTGTACGCATTAAAAACGGCCAAATAAAAAAAGATTTACAGTTCCGCAATACTTCAAATTTTGTGTATAAAGTGAGTTTCACTTTAGACGTGAGGGAATAATGTATGGCACTTCAAACACTCAAAGCATTATGGGCAAGCGGCGATAAATTCCCCATTACAACACTCACATTCAATTTAACTTTAGGCTATAAATACAACGGTCAACCGTGGCAAGGTAACGCAGTTGAAAATAAAATTTTACGGTATGCATTATCACAAAATGATGTAACTTTAGACGGTGAAGTTTATTCTGCAAGCTGTTTCAGTGCGGCACTGCCGGAGCGTTCAGACAATACTTTTCAAGATTTAACATTCTCCATCGGTGATGTAAATCGTGAAATCTTACAATATCTTTCAAGAATTACGAGAAATGACCATAAAAATTTGAACTTTGTCACACTTGCACAATGGCACCCGACAACGCTACAGAAAGAATTTGAAATAGAGATGGTTATAAATTCAGTTAATTTCAGCGGTTCGGCTGCAAACTTCACCGCTA